TTCTTTTTAGCTTTCATCTATGTCTCTTATTCCCCTAGGAGCACATTCTTTTAATGATTGAGCTAAATATTCTTCGCGAGTTAAATCTTGAACCTGTTCTATAGGTCTATCTAACCTATCAGAATCGCTTACGGGAGACGCATTAAAAAGTTCTTTTGCGCTAAATTTATTATTACCTCCATCTTGTATTTCATAAGCTAATCTAGAAGGCCTCCTGAAAGAGCTATCTTCCGATTCTATTTGTGAATTCACTTCTTGAATCACTTTTTTTTGTGGAGCAAAACTAGATAAAGCGTTGCCACACGAAGAACAAAATTTAGAACCTGCGCCGCTTTTAGCCCCGCATTGAGAACAATAAATAATACTCATTGATATATTATATGTGATTTAATTTATTTATCTAATTTCTTAAATACATTAACTATATATTTTAATATTTCACTTCTCACGATATCTGTTTCTTCAAATTCAAAACAGTGAATACCTTTACTTTCACTTTCTTTACTTTTAAATAAATCGTATATTTTAGTGAACCCAGATTTCATGCCAATATCTGATTGCATTGAGTCACCGCAAATGAACATCTTGGTTCCTTGCCCTATACGCGTTAGAAGCGTCACAAGCTCCTTTGTAGAGTAGTTTTGAGCCTCGTCTGCTATAATCACCTTATCGTTCCATGTAGCGCCTCTCAGGAAGTTTACAGGAAACGCCTCGATATATCCTTGGTCTTCTAAATACTTAGATTGAGTAACTGGAAGTAATTCGTCTAGCTTATCGTATAAGGGCATCATGAATGGATTAAATTTTTCATCCACAGTTCCCGGCAAAGAGCCCAGACCCCTCTCTCCTGCTTCTGCGATTGTCCTAATGTATTTTATTTCATATTTTGGATTTGCATTTAACAAATGCAATGCGCAATAAACTGATAAAAACGTTTTCGATGAACCTGCTACCCCATTAATAAAAATTATTTTCGTATCATACTGGAAAGCTAACTCCACTAAACTTTTTTGTTTTTCTGTTAAATCAAATTTTTTAATTTGTAATTTAACTTGTCTAAATACGTTATCGTCTAAAACTTCTTTTATTGTCCCTTTTGCTTGCCTACGTTTTTTTGTTGACATATAGTAATTATTATTACACTATATATGTATGATTTTCCACTGCTTAAGCGTTCCTTACACTCCCACCAAAAAAGAAGTGTCTTTGTGCGCTTTTACTCAAAAAGTTTACAAGTTTTGTGAAGAAATGACTAAACGTGGTCATACAGTATATCATTATGGACATGAAGATTCTGAAGTCACATGTACAGAACATATAACAGTAACAAACAATGAAATTTTAAAAAAAAGTTATCAAGATTTAAATATTTGGAAAACAGACGGCTTTAATCAAAGCGTTCACACTGAAGCTGTAAAAATTTTTAATAATAATTGCGTTAAAGAATTAAACAATAAAATAAAATCTCCAAATGAATTTATATTATGTTGGTTTGGGTTTGCACATGAACCCTGCGTCAAAAACTTTAAAAATAAAGCGATAATTGTGGAGCCTAGCATCGGATACGATTCAATGTTTGCTGAAATTAAAATGTTTGAAACTTATTCACAAATGCACAAACTCCATGGAGCGTCAAAAACAAATGTACATTTCAATAAAGAATTTGTAGTTTATCCCGGCTTTAAAAAAGAAGATTTTTTATTTAAAAAACAGAAATCTAATGTAGCTCTTTTTTTAGGCAGAATCACAAACGAGAAGGGGGCTAAAGCTGCATATGATATGTGCAACGCAACAGGTCAAGAAATATATTTTGCGGGACCAAATGTGCTAAATCTTAAAGACACAAAATACTGTAAGATGCTTGGTTTTGTGGAACCAGAAGAAAGAAAAAAATTATTATCCGACGCTAAATTTTTATTAGCTCCAAGTTTTTTTGTAGAACCATGCAATTGGACAGTAATAGAAGCTCAATTTTCAGGCACACCAACTATAACAACAGATTTTGGAGGGTTTACCGAAACGGTTAAGCAGAGTTATACTGGATTCAGATGCTCGACCTATCAACAATTTAATTTCGCAATAAGAAAAGGGTTTAGAGAAATCGATCCTGATAAATGCCTAAAAAATGCCATGCACAATTTTACCGTAGAAACACAATGCAATCATTATGAAATGATATTGAACCAAATCACACAATAGTTCCATTTATAATTACTTCAGTATAATAATCTCTGTTACCCCAAAAATATTCAGAAATGTCATAACCATCAATTGAATAAATTTTAAAATTAACTGAAGCATCATTTTTTAATTTATCCATCATGTCATAAACTTCATTTCTTGGAAAGAAATCATTCCCACAAAAATGAATTTCACCAGCAAATTTTTTAACATTTTTCTTAAATAAGTCATAATGAGTTACTAAAAATGTTTTTTCGTAACTTTCTATATCGAATTTTAAAAAATCAATTTTTCTATTTAGGAATTTCAACAAAGAAGGAAATGTTATAGAACTCACCTTTTGATGTTCATCATAAAAAGACCAACTAAAATCTTGAACTTGTAAACTTTCACTAACGAAAGCATTTATAATAAGAGGCTGTCTTTCGCCTTCTAAATTATTGTAAAAATCATTTATACAATTCACGCTGGCATCTACCCCAACGTAAACAATGTCCTTATCATAATTTTTAAAATAAAATGGACCCTGAGAACACCCCAGATCTAAAACGAAGTCTCCATCATTAACTTCAACAGATTGCTGATATTGATTGATTTCAAATATTTCTTTATATGTAGAATCGTGAATATTTTTCATAAATTATTTTCTTGTCTTAATAAATCAATTTTACTTTTTACCATTTCAAAAGATATTTTCTTTGTGCATTCGAAATTTTTGTTTTCAGGACACCAAAGCCAATTCGAGGAATCAAACTTAAAAGAATCATTATTCCAGCATCCGTTACAAACTCTTTCATTTATAACTCTATAAGGATTAGTAAACTCAGCATGGCGCTTAGAGAACCCTGATATCATTACTACTGGTTTTTGGCAAGCCCAAGCTAACCAAGATAAACCCGAACCTAAACCAATAAAAAATTCACAATTGTATAAGTCGTCGATTCTGTCTTTTAAATTTATGTCTCCAGTTTTATCTATACAGTTATTTGGTATTTTATTATAATTCCCCTGTATTCCAAAAGTTTTATGCCTATCTATACAAACAACATCATAACCTAAAAACTTCAAATAACTTACAACTTTTTTCCAACCGTTTTTGTTGTTCCAGTATTTAGCTTGAGCAGTAGACTGAGTAGCTATGCATACATACTTTCTAGGAAAAGACGAAGATCGGCTCTTTTTTATCAAAACAGTTTTTTCTTCTTCATAAGGAATATTTAAAATTTTACATGCAACTTCTTGCAAAGAGTCATCATGCGAAGTTGATACATTATAGTATAATTTTATAACAGAATCTTTAGATTCAGGTTTTTGATTGTAATCAAAAAAGTTTACTAAATCATACTTATCTTTATTAAAAATTTGCTTATGAGGACTGTAAAAATTAACTTTAGTTTTATTAATTTGAGCGTATCTCTGAACCATAGGCACCCAAGCTATACAATCCCCTAAACTTCCTGATTCATTTACTATGTCTACCGCATTTTCCCGCGAAGGCAAAATGTTATTTTTAACAGTATTATAAAATTCATTTTTGATTTTAGTCGATAAATTTTTTACAACTATTTTAACCCGCTCGTTGCTTTCTTCACAACCGGCCCACATACCATTATTTATATTAGTTCGATAAACTATAAAGTTATCTTTTTCTCTCACAAATGAAACTTCGTAATCGAACTGATCGCTGCCAGTTATCTCTATTTTTGGTTTAGGGTTGAAAGTTGCATTAAAAATGTTTTTATCAGACAAAGCAAAAGTGTCGGTTTGGATATTATTCACTTTGTTAATATTATCTAAAATATAATTCTTTAAATTATCACCATTTATAAAATTAATTAATTCTTCGTTTTTGTATTCGCTTCTTAAAGTTTCTATATCTGAGATAAAACAAGTCATGTTCCACGATAAAGCTTCTTTAATAGATATAGGATTAAGCTCTTTATGAGAGGGTAAAACAAAAAGATCCATTGCTGCCATATAATCTCCTACATTGTCTCTTTCATTATGAACCACACAATTAGGTAGAGCTTTCATTTCTTCCGTTAGCCCACAATTATCATAAAAACATGTATTGCCAACAAAATGAAATTGAACGTTTTGGTCTTTTAATTTACTAGCTATCTCGTATAAAAATTTTTGATTTTTATTGCTATGAAAAAGAGCTACATTTAAAACATGATAATAGTTGGGGTTCAGACCTAATTTAATCAAACTAGAACTTCTTTCTGGTTTAAACCTCTTTTTTATTTTCATGTCAACTAGTTTAGACGGCACATTTAAATTGCATAATTTTTCATGAAAAGACGAACAAAAATGAAACGCATCGGGAATTAATTTTTTATCATTAAAGTCGAACTCAGAAGTATGACAAGTTTCTAATATTTTAAAGCTTCTGTTTTTGTCATACAGAAAGTTTTTAATATCATCAGTTAACTTTTTCAAACTAAATATTTCAGCTAGTTCGTTTAAATGTATTTCATCGGGGTTAAAATCTTTTATAAAATCGATTAAATTTTGAGATTTTTCATTATATTGCTCATCGCTTTCTTTTAAATTCCCAAAAGCCAAAAAGTTTTCCTGACCAACTAAATCAATTATAGAATTTCTTTGAACGACATAATCTCCATAATAACAATATTCAACGACTTTCACGTCGCAGCCTTGCGATTTTCTTTTATTTATTAACCAAAGAAGGTATGCGGGTGAACCACCAGTAGAAAGATGTGGAGCTAAAAATAGAATCTTTTTACTTTTTGAGGGTGTAATAATTTTTTCTATACAATCTACAACATGTTTAACCGGAGGATGACAATCAAAAGAGCTCCTACCCTCTAAACAATTTATAAGTGGGGGCACTCCTTGGATCGTTCCCCACTCTTTAATTCCATGTTTGATGTCAGAAGCACAGAAAGCTTCGCAAGAACCCGAAATATAATAATACTTATATGATTGAGAATTTTTTCTAAATGGAGCTCTTAACTTGTTTCTTATGGAAGATCCTAATTGAATAATATTTGTATCTGTTGTTCCTGCTAAATGAAGCAAACCTGAGTCCATCGTAACAAATGCCTTTGCTTTATTTATAACATTCCAACATTGAGACAATGTTAACTTATTTGTTAAATCAATGCCTAAATTAACATTTATGTCAATTGTTTTTTTATCTATTTCAAAAAAACCTTTTTCATGACTGTTTTTTCCAACTAAAACTACAGGTATATTTTTAGATGTTAATATTTTAGTTAATTCTTCCCAATTCTTTTTCTCGTAAGTTCTGGAAGGCCAAGTCGATCCCACATGTAAAGCTATGTAATCTTTGGGAAGATTATCCATGGCACCACTCTCTTCAGGAACAAAATCATATTCCATTTCCGATTCGCTTAAACAAAAACCTAAATCTAAAGCATGAAATTGTCTTATATCAATTGTGCTATGTTTTTTTTCTATACCTCTCTTATTTTTGCCGCCTATATCCACAAAAGTTTCAAATACTTCTTTAGCGTTCTTTTTTAAATTTAACTTTTTTAAGTCGTCAAAAGAAAATATTTTGTTAACATATGGATTGTTTTTAAATAATTCTGGAACATAAGTGACTACGTTAATTTTACTCTCGTAAACAGAGCTTAACTTTCTTAATGTAGGTGTTGCAGCCAATGTGTCACCTAAAGAGGAAGAATGAATCAAAAGGTAAAACTGTTTCATATTTTCTTTCATTTTATTATAAATAGAATCGCTGCATTTCCCATGAAAAAAATGTAAATTTTTCATAGAATCTTTTGATGGTATGGTGCAAAAAGAAGACATTCTTTCTAAAGAATCTTTAGGATTGTCTAACTTTTTCAACATTAAATCAACATCATCTATTTCTTCTGGTATGTTTATTAAAACTCTATCTAAGCTCTCAACATTTTTTATTTTCCATAACAAACAATTAATTACAGTTTCTTCATGAAAAGGGGTTAAGTACTGCCAGTTTTCTAAAATTAAATCCGAATAGCATAACTTTTTCCATTCTTCTAAAAAATGAGAGCATTTTTCATTAAAAATAAAAACTCCTGTCTGCAAATAGCGAGGAGTGCGAATATTTACGTCTAAACCAAGTTTATTCAATAAAGGCGCTTCCAAACACAAAGATAAATCTACTCCATTAGGAGTGAAAGGATTGCCCCTCCCATTATGCAACATGAATTCTTGACAACCTAAATTCAGCAATGGATAATAGCTTATACCTTCAAATTTATCAAAAATTAAATCACAATCATGTCTTGCTATACAATCAGCGTCTATATAACAAAAACAATTTTTATTCTCAAAATTCTTTAAAACCTCTAAAACAATTATAGGTTTCAAAAAAACAAAAAAAGCTTTATCAACAAAGGTAGAACTTTTTTTGCACAAAGAGGAAGTAAAATCTTTTGAGTTTAATCTTTGAGGTATTACATTATCAAATTTATTTTTATAATCAAAATCAATAGTATAAAATATAATTTTATTATCTGAAAATAATTTTAAACTTTCAAAAAGCCTTTCAGCATGTTTTAAAAAATTTTTATCACAATGAGTAACAAAATAATTCATAAATTGATCATACTATTTTTATAATTTAAAAATTTAAATAAAACTCTCTATCAAAAATAATCTCTTGATTTTTCTTTGATACGACCCTATAAAATACCTCATTAACAACAGAGCTTTGCGGTTTTATAAAAAAATTAACATTTGGAGCAATTGTTAAAGTTGTTGCAAATAATAATTCTCCTTTGTCGTCATAAATATCAAAATCAAAAATATCATTTATTTTCGTATCGACTACATAAAAACAATGCTCTTCTCTTGCGTATACAATATCAAAAATAAAATCATTTTCTTTATTAGTTTTATGAATAATAGGCATAGGTAAATCCCTATTGTTATAAAAATCTTCATTAAAAACTAATTTATTTTCTGAATTATATTTAAAAATACATCTACAACCTTCTGGCCCATTATATTTTCTATTTTGGTTAATAATTTTATCTGAAGTCCGAGGATCAGCCTCCAACCAAGAATAATGATCGACAAAAGCTATATTTTTAGAAATTAAAGTTTTATTTTTATTATTATCATTAGTTAGTCCATTTTTATATCTAACATCGCAATCAAAATAAAAATCTTTAACACCTTCATGCCTGTCAACCCAAAACGCAACAGATTTACTAAATCCATCTAACCAATAAGGATATTTAAAAGCATAATTTTTAAATTGAACATCATAACTATCAAACTGTTGATTTTCATCAATAAAGTTAATAATTTTTAAAATTTGTTCTTTTGTGTAGTATTCATCAGCATCTACAACCCATATCAAATCTACATTTCGGTCTAATGTAAAATTTAACATGTAATTTCTACCTTGTTCTTCAGTCCATAATTCTCCAGTACCTGATGAATGTAAAAGAAAGTCTAATTTTTTACCTATTAACTTCAAAAGTGAATGGAATCCCTTAGTATCATTTTTATCTTCCGGTGAAAGACTGTATCTGCCGTTTGTTGCAGCTAAAACCAATCCCAACTCATCTTTTAGCTCTAACCAAGGTTCAAAAACCTTATCTATATGATCAGCGCAATTATATGCAGAAAATAATACTCCTATCTTCATTCTTCTTGTTTGATGTGTTCATTAATAACAGTAGTAAAAAAAGTAGTAAATCCTATAGTTTCAATACTATCACATACTTTCATATTAGATACGTATCTACCAGCAAACTTACATGAGAAAAATTTACCATCCGCATCTGGATCTCTAACTTTATTATAAAAATCTTGAGATTCTAATACCACCACTTCAGTTGCAGACATGTCTTCAGTATACTCATCAAAATCAACCGAATTATAGTACACTCCTTCATCATCAGGAATTGCGGCTCGTTTTTCCCGGTTTTCGTCTAGGTACACCATTAAATAGTCCATACTGTATATAATAATCAATAGGTCGGCGGCTGTCAAATAATAATTATCTTTTTTCACCTATTTTAGGAGGCTGGCTTATTTTTTTTTGTTTTTTATTTATATTGATTTCTTATTAATTTTGTTAATTTTTATTAAATAGGGGGAGGGGTATGGGTTTTTATTATTTTAGATGGGTTTGGTTTGTCTGAAAATGAATTACATATTGAAGAAAATGTCCCCCCACCGTATGTAGAAATGTCAATAGAAAAATTATTTTAAAAAAAGGGTAGGGTTTGGCACAGGCAATGGGGGGGAGGGGGGTCCAGATAGGTAAAAATAATTGAATTTTTTTCTTGTGTTTTATTGAGATCTATGGTTTAATTTCAGTATGAAAGATAAAGGAAACAACGAAACAATCACCAAGGAAATCAAAAGATTCGTTCGTCGCAATATGCGCACGACAGTTCGAGTCGCTCGCGGTTGGATGGGTTTGACCCCTAGAGGTTGGAGCCACGTTGACAAAATCTGCCGATAAAAATAATTAAAACTTTTTCTTGCAATCATCGACTGATTCGACTACCTTATAAGTATGAAAGTTAACGGAACACTGACTGAGATCCGCAAGGAGTTCGCCGCTCACAACGCGCACATGAACGGACTGCTTCGCAAGGAAGAAGAAGAAAAGAACGCAGCTCGCAAGGCTCACCTCGCTAAGCCATGGAAGCGCAGCACCAAGGCTCAACCTTTTAGCTGGGACGCATAAGATGAGCGCAGCACTCACCAAAATCGCCAAAGACGAACTCAACAAAGTCCTCGAAGGCTGGCTGTGCGACTGCGCCACCACAGAGGAAGAGTGGGATGTGATCGCAGAATATAGCTTCAAGCGAAAAATAAAGATAGTCCAAAGAGACTATGTTGGAGGTGTCGCGCAGTTTTTGATTGACGCCTTCCCTGAAATCTGATTGAATTGAATTATGAAAATTGAGTTTGCCAAACCAATCAAGTTCGAAGTCCCAGTCCAAAAGGTCTGGACCATTTCACCAAAGATGAAACAATGGATGAAGCGTAGAGCGCAGCAGATTAAAGATGATATCCGTAACGATGACCTCTGGGTTAAAGGTGGCGAAAGAGCTTACTAAAAACATTTGACAACCTGACAAATTCTATTATCTTATACGTATGAAAACAATCGATCACATCATGTTCTTCTTCGTAAAATTAGAGAATGCCTTGTTGACTAGTGGAGAACGTTTCGAAAAAGTTTTCGACCATCTTGCTAATAAATTGAAATAATAGTTGACACTAACTGAAATCCTGTTATCTTATACGTATGAAAACAATTGCAGTATATGCCCTTCTTATATCACAATCAATCACGGCACTGGTCGCACAGTCTGAACTTACTAAAGAACAAAAAGTGGTCGCAATTACGATCCTTGCAGAGGCACGGGGTGAAGGTGACACAGGGATGGGAGCCGTTGCAGCCGTCATCGCTCAACGTGCAATCGACCGCAAGCAGACATGGCAAAAAGTCTGCCTAGCTAAATGGCAGTTCTCCTGTTGGAATGGTAAGAAGATCTCAGATCTTGATCATCTGTTGAACGTGCCACAAGCAAAGATGGCAATCTATCTCGCCAAGAACATGCACCGCATTGATCGCGCTAAGATCGGCAACGCCAACCATTACTATGCTGACTATATCAAAGCGCCGTATTGGGCCAAAGGCGAAAAACCTGTCGCCAAAATCGGACGCCACATTTTTTATAAATTATAATTGACTTTCTGTGGTAGGTGTTGTTGGTCATAATAGAGATGATTGAATGGTGTCTAGGGAGATCCTAGAACAACTGTAAGGGGAAGGTCCGTTCATAACCATAGCCCCTCTTGAACCCAGTTCTTGAAACAAAGATTGTCTCACTTAAGAGAGGGGGTTGGTCTCCCCCCTCTCTTTTTTTATACTTTAAAATATAATTTATATTCTGTAAGTCTCTCTGTATTAACGACTTACGCAAAGCGCCCCCCGGCATCGTCGTAAGTCCTTGATAATTAACGAGTTATGTGAGTCTGAATACAAGAACCATGCCAACCTTACCCCAAAAAAAAGTTTCACTTTTTTTGGGGTTGGACAGTATTTGTCCTAGGGTATGTGCTATGTTAATAGCATGAACGATATGAAAACTAACATCGAAAAAGTCACTGAATACATGGAGCAATCTCCCCTCAATCAAGTCTTTGTCATGCAAGCAATCGACATGTATGCGAAACAGGTCAGCGACGACAAGGAAGAGATAATCAAGCAAATGGAAAAGTCAATCATAGACGGCCAAGCTTGGGTCAACTGCGCCAACGACTGGGAAAATTAAAATTTGACAAACAATAAAAATTGAACTAAATTACTTGTATGAATAAAAACGTTGCAAACTACCACTACGAAGATCTAGAAGT